CTATTTACTCTGATAACATGCCAGATGGAATTGATATTCTTTATAACACAAACAAACCAAAGGGTACCCATCCAGACGATGTGTTTAAATCAATGAAGGAGGACCCCGATAACCCATTTGGATCTACAGTCCGTCAAAAACATTATATAGACAAGGATGGTAAAGAACAGTTGTCAGCCCTAAACATGGTTGGGTCGCCAAGTATACCAGGGTCAGGTGAAGAGGGTTCCTGGTCTGAATGGTCTAGAAATCTATCATCACAATTTCTATCTAAACAATCCCCAGCTCTAGCGAAGAGACAATTAAAGCTAGCTTATGATTTAAAGAAAGAAGAATTTGATGAGATAAATAAATTAACAAACCCTGTAGTGAAGAAGAAACTATTAATGGCATTAGCCGATGAGGCAGACTCGGCCGCAGTACATCTAAAAGCTGCCGCCCTTCCAAGACAAGGTAACTATGTTATATTACCTATACCCTCCTTAAAAGACAATGAGGTATATGCCCCTAAATTTAGAAATGGGGAGGAAGTAGTATTAATAAGACACCCCCATGGTGGTAAGTTTGAGATACCCCAGCTAAAAGTAAACAACAGACATCCAGAAGCAAAGAAAATACTAGGTACAGCTGTAGATGCCATAGGAATCAACTCTAGGGTAGCTGAAAGGCTATCAGGGGCCGACTTCGATGGCGATACAGTGTTAGTTATACCTAACAGTCCGAAAATCGGTGTGAGGACCTCAGCCCCTCTAAAAGGATTAGAGAATTTTGACCCTCACGAGCAATACAAGGGTTATGAAGGCATGCAGGTCATGTCTAAAGGCAGTATAGGACGTCATATGGGTGACATATCGAATCTAATCACCGACATGTCTGTAAAAGGTGCCCCACCTAATGAGATTGTTAGAGCAGTTAGACATTCTATGGTGGTTATAGATGCACACAAACACAAGCTAAATTATAAACAATCCTATATTGATAATGGAATTGCCTCCTTGAAAAAGAAGTACCAGGGTTCTCCCAATGCGGGTGCAGCAACCCTGATCTCAAGAGCATCATCGGATGAGAGAGTCCCACATAGGAGAGAAGGACAACTGGTTATGGACCCCGATACTGGAAAGACTAAACGATTATACATCGACCCTTCAACGGGTAGGAAGTTATACGAGCCTACAGGTGAAACCTATGTTGATAAGAAGACGGGTAAGACAGTCCAGAGACTAACAAAATCAACTAAGATGGCGGAGGTAGAAGACGCTCGAGAGCTGTCTTCGGGCACCACTATGGAAAACCTATACGCAGATCACGCGAATAAGCTTAAAGCTTTAGGTAACCAAGCTCGAAAGGAGGCATTAAGAACCCCTAATCTAGAATACTCTCCATCAGCTAACAAGACCTATAAGAAAGAAGTGGCCACCCTAGATGCAAAGTTAAACAACGCTTTAAAGAATGCCCCTCGTGAGAGACAGGCCCAGATAATAGCCAACCATGTAGTCCGAATGAAGCTCCAGGATAACCCTGGTATGGATAAGGATGACATAAAGAAGGTTAAAAACCAGGCCCTTAGTGAGGCCCGTATAAGGACCGGGGCTAGTAAGGATAACATAGTGATAACCGATAAAGAATGGGCCGCAATCCAAGCCGGGGCTATAAGTACTAGTAAATTGACCAAGATACTAAACAATACCGATATAGACGTTGTTAAACAGTTAGCGACACCTAGAACTTCAACCTCTATAACTCCGGCTAAGAAGAGTCGTATTAAATCTATGTTAAACTTAGGGTATACCCAAGCAGAAATAGCTGACGCAGTTGGGGTCTCAACGTCAACAATCACAGACATTCAGAAAGGAGGATAAACTATGGAACCGACAATGATAACAACACTTGACAATCCTTACAACCCTTTCACTCAATTTGACGAGTGGTATGCTTTTGATGAATCTAAAGGTTACCATACTTGTTCTTATCTAGCAAGAATTGCAAAAACTTCAAATGAATTAAGTGAAAAAGAAAACTTAATTGAACAAGAAAAAGCAATTGATGAAATAATGTCTTTGAATTTACTTGGCATTTACAAAAGAGTTAAAGAATCAGATTTTAAATAGTTAACAAATAGAAAGGACAAATGTTTAAACTCTGATTAAGTTTTATTTGTATAAACAATCAAGTAACTAGTATGAGTAACAAAAAGAAATACTGACCTAAGGGGAGGGGTCGTCATCTGACACCCCCCTATCAAATCGCGTCCCTCTTTGAAATTTCTCCGGGGGAGTATTTTCTGTAGACTTTCTTAATAGTTGCTAGGATGATATTTCAAAAAACTGGGGTGGTGACCCAGAATCTCCTTTCAAGTTAATAAAAACATATTTTAATGAGTAGTACTCATAGTCTAAAGTCCTAGCAACTATTAAGAAAGTCTACAGAACAAATAAACAAGGAGGTGGGTGTTTGATGTAAGTGATATTTATAGGACAAATAAAGGGGTGAACAGGCGATGACGAGTCCTAAGACAGATCGTAAACCAAAGCGAAGACCGCCAGCAACAACACCAGAGGCAAGGGAGAACCAATTGATAACTCTGGCTGTGGATTTAGCTGAGGAACAGTTAGCAAATGGGACAGCATCTTCGCAGGTGATCACACATTTTCTAAAATTAGGTTCAACTAAGGAAAAAATTGAACAAGAGATATTAAAAGAACAAAAAGATTTACTGAAAGCAAAAACAGAAGCCCTACGATCCGCAAAGCGTGTTGAGGAGCTTTATGAGAACGCGTTAAACGCCATGCGGGCTTATAGTGGTCAGGAAAGTGAAATTGTAGAGGAAGACGATTATGATTAGAAGTTACAGTGAATTAAAAAAACTTAAAACCTTTAAGGAAAGATATTTGTATTTAAAACTAAAAGGTACAGTAGGTGTTGAAACTTTCGGGCGTCATCGATATTTAAACCAAACCTTATACCGTTCCCCAGAATGGAAACGTGTTCGAGATGAGGTAATAATTCGTGACGACGCATGTGATTTGGGGATTCTTGGTTATGAGATTTATGACAGAATCTACATACACCACATGAACCCAATAACCCCTAAGGACCTTGAGGAAAATTTAGACTTAGTTTTAGATCCAGAATATCTTATCTGTACAACCTTCAACACCCACAACGCAATTCACTATGGCGATGAAAGTTTACTACCCCAGTTATATGTAGAAAGAAAACCAGGGGACACTCTCCTATGGTAAAAACAAGGGAGGAGAGAAATGGAAAGCATTTTAGTAACAATTAAAAAAATGTTAGGGATTGATGAAGACTACAAACACTTCGATACAGATATTATAGTTAACATTAATACAGTCTTTATGAATCTCCAGCAGTTAGGAATAGGTCCAGAAGAAGGATTTAGAATTACAGGAGTTGAACAATTATGGGATGATTATTTAGTTGATCGTGAAGATATAGAAGCGGTTAAGACTTATATTTATCTCAAGGTAAAACTTCTATTTGATCCACCCACGAATTCATTCACAATAGATTCTCATGATAGACAAATTAAAGAAATTGAATGGCGACTAAATGTACAAGGTGAAAGGGGTGTGGAAGAATGAAGACAGATGAGACGTTTGTTAGTATATTTGACAATGATGAATTAAAACATTATGGGGTCCTAGGTATGAAGTGGGGTGTAAGAAGATACCAACCATATCCGAAAGGCCAAGGTCATAAAGGTACGTTTCTAGGTAAAAAGAAAAAGCAATATACCAACGCTGCCGCGAATAAGAAAAAGTATCAGCAGAAAAAGAGGACTGCTTTAAAAGAAGTAAAGAAAACACCCAAAGAGGATATTACGAAATTATCAGATGCTGAATTAAGAGCAAGAGTTAATAGAATGAACCTAGAACAACAGTATAGTAAACTCTCTTCTGAAAAAACATCAAGAGGCAAATCAGCAGTAACGAAGATTTTAGCTACAGCAGGAACAGGTGTCGCCGTGTCATACACCTCAAAGGCGATGACGAAAGTTATAGAGACCGCTCTAAAAA